GCCAGTAATACTTACTCCAGCAGCGGTAGTTTCTAATCTTGTTCCAACATTACCAAATCCTAGTTTTACATACGCTGTATTACCAGTTGATCCTAAATCGTTTCCAACATCAACTGTAATAATCTCATTGTAATAATTATCAGGACTCTCACCTTTCGTTCCAATAACAAGATTATGCTCATCAACAACAATTCTATTTGATGTGCCATGTACTCCATCTTGCATATGGAACATGGTCATATCACCACCAAATGTTAAGGTGTTGCTAGTACCAAAAGCATTAGCAAGTTGAGTTAGAGTGCCTAATTGCAATCCACCAACAGCAATACTGACAGTGGTTGTATTATTTCTACCAGATACACTCTGTAGTGTATCAGATTCAAATGTCAGATAACCTTCAGTAGCATGGTCTCCCCAACCGTATGCAGTGTTCCACTGGTTAATAGTGGTTGTAGAGATACCACTCGCTCCATTGTTATTGAACCAAGTCTGGAATTGTGGATCAGTTTCTGCAGTTAGATAACCTTGAGTAGCGTGATTGCCCCAGTTATATGCTGCATCCCAGTTGGCAGAGTTTGCAACATCAGAAGTCAGTGCATATCCTGTAAGGTCAGGAGGTGTGAAATTAAACTCACCGTTTGCTGGATTGTAAGTTAGACTACCTCCACCAGAAGGAGCGGAGTCAGTAACAGAAGGTTGTGCTGGTACAACAGGTTTGTTTAGAATCTCAGCGACTGTTCCTACCGCAAGCCAATCTGCTCTGACTTGTGCTGCAGGAATCGTTGGAAGATTTGTTAGAGAATTATAGTCTCCATCAAAGGGTGTTGTCCATTCAACAGTTGTCCCAGTTGAGGAGAGAACCTGACCAGAAGAACCAGAGACTCCATCTGCCTGCAATGGTTTTCCAGCAGGAATGTTGATACCTTCCTTTACTTCAATCGGATTGTTATCTCCGTAATTAGCAATTTGGTTTGCAAGAATCTTTGACATACATCCAGTCCCGAAGACAGTTCTCTGAGCTAGAAGTATTTATTAAATTTGTAAGCGGGTGATCGGAATCGAACCGACGACATCTAACTTGGAAGGATAGCGTTCTACCGCTGAACTACACCCGCAGAAAAACCCCGAAGGGTTATTTGAATTTAGGACCAGCATACCACCCAACTAGAGATGATCTAAGTCCAGATTTAAGTGGTCTCACACGATGCATTATATCAGATGAGAAGAGTACAACATCCCCGCACTTCATTTTAAAAGTTCTGAGTTTACCGTCATATGCCATGAGTTGGAGTTGACCTCCTTCATAGTCATCTTCTAAGCACACACTTATGCTTATTTTTCTCATCATACCATCAAAAAACGTCGATGGTTGGTAATCATTATGCCAAGTATAATTAGATCCAGGACCATCATATACAGTATATTGTATACGATCAGACCACCCTTGCAAATCATAATGAAAATATGATATGTTTGCTGTGTGAACGAAGTGCGCCATCATTCCAGCAATCCAGTGGTCTGTATTAAGCCAATGTACCTTAGACTTTCTAATTCTATGATCTACTCTTACATCACCGAAGAGTTCTGCCTCCATCAAGGAAACTTCTTTCATCTGTTCTGTAATCACTTTTGCGACTGATTTGTCAATTCCAGATGGAATTACATATAGTCCGTCATCTTTTGCCATAATGATTTGGGTACTTGTCCAGGCTCGCCACCTGTTTTATTATTTGAGTTGCTAAACAGGAAAACAACCACACGGAAGGGGTCATTTGGATCCACCACTTGTTCTTTGACTGGAAACAAGAAACCAGGCGGGAGAGTATCCCATCCGCACCACCAGTTCTTAAGGAAAAACTGGAAACCCGAGGGGTCGTTAAACCCATCCCGACCAGGGCTAGTTTATAGTCATACCGAGACTAGTCTGGACGATACTCCTGACTCTTGTAATCACTGAAAGAGATTACATCTTCACCAAAAGAAGTAGGGATATTGACTGGTCCAGCAGCAAATGTAATGCTGTCCATAGAATCAAGATCACCACCAATTCGTGTATCCCCACTGGGGATATAATCAGATGACAAAGTGAAACTAAAGTTAGGATCAATATTGATCTTCTCACTGACCTTTCGGTTCAGATCAGATACATTTTGATACTCAGTGAAGAGTTCAGAGAGAAACTCTTCATCGCCCTCAGCAAGAGCGTTGATCAGTGCCTGACGTAGTGCTTCTTCAGCAGCTTGTACTTGTGATTTGACGCTCATAATAACCTCAGTTGTATTTACGGTAGGCACCAACCTCAGGATCAGGATCTAACCACTTGGTATATTCTGCATCCTCAAGGCAGGTGTCCAGTTGCATTTGGTTGTCAAGCAGGTACATGTCGAAGTACCGCTTTTTCCACTCGTGAAACTTTTGAATACGGTAGTCTGGCATACCGTTGGTTTCTAGGGTGCCGCACTGCACAAAACGATACGGTCCTTGCTCAAAAATGACGGTGGGTTTCATGGGTCTGTTGCTGACTGGTCAATTGTAGCATGGTCTTGGTCCTGTGGCAAGGACTTCTTTACTTCCCTACCAGTCCATAATGCTGCAAGGATAATAGCAGCATAGAAGAGGGTGTCATCCAGCATCACAAGGAAGAAGATGACTGATCCACCATACTTGATAACATCAGGAAGTGGAGAGATGACCTTGGCAAATACTTTACGATATGATTTCTCAAATTTGAAGTATCCAAGAGCACCAAGTGTAACCACAAACTCACTGTATGGAATTACAAAGTAAAGCGACAGAATAATAAACAGTGGCCAATAATGTCTCTCTGGAATACGTTTTGCCAGAGAGATATACTTATGAATTAGTTTTTTCAAGATCCTTCCTCATGATCTGAATACATCTCAGTCAGTTCATCAACTTCAGCAACAGCAGTAGCTGCTGCTTCGTACTCACCAGCAGGGACAGCAACCACTGCCCTACCATCTGGTTGGCGAATCAAAAATGATTCACCTGCTTCGATGCGATCCATGTATGCATCGAAGTCTTTTTCAAACTCTGCTACACTCAACTCAACCATTAATCTCTTTAAAATCCTTTTCAAAAATTGCAAGTCCTGCATCAGTCAGGACGTGGTTGTACATCTTGTCAAATACAGCAGTAGGAAGTGTAACTACATCTGCACCGTACAAGAGACAGCGAGAGACGTGATGAACATCACGAAGACTAGCGGCAAGAACCTTAGTCTCTACTCGCTTAGCAGCATACAGACCACCAATAGCACGCACCAGTTCAACACCACTGAAAGAGTTGTCGTTCATGCGTCCCACAAAAGGTGAGATGTATGTGGCACCTGCTAGGGCAGTCATCACTGCCTGAGAAGCAGAAAAACAAAGTGTGACATTTGTTTTTACACCCTCATCAGAGAGAATCTTACATGCGATAAGACCCTCCTTAGTGAGGGGAAGTTTGATGGTAACTTCTGAACCGATCTTGATATACTGTTGAGCATTCTCGATCATCTCATCAGCATCTTTTCCATCAACCTCTGCAGAGATGCTTTCAAAAGCAAAGTCTCTTGAAAGTGTGCGGATAAAGTCAAAGTAATCTACACCAGACTTGCGAACTAGTGTAGGATTGGTCGTGATACCAGAGACAAGACCAGTCGCATAACGCTCAGCGATCTCTCTGTAATTAGCAGTGTCTAGAAAAATTTGCATGATTAATAAAATGTTGGTAAGTTACCAAGTCGGGGTGAAAGGATTTGAACCTACGGCATCTCGCTCCCAAAGCGAGTGCTCTACCAAACTGAGCTACACCCCGAAACGGAAGAGGTGGGATTTGAACCCACGGATGCTTGCACATCGCTGGTTTTCAAGACCAGTGCCATCAACCACTCGACCACTCTTCCATGTGCATAAACTGTTCTTCGAGATTATAGTACAGTTTATAGTTCTTTGTCAAGACGTAGTATCCGTCAATCGTAAGACCATCATCTGTCCACCCGTATCCTATTACATTCTCACACTTACCATGAATATTGAAGCATTTCTTGGTGTGAAGGTAAGAATGGTAGCGAGCGTCCAGATTGATCATTAGCGTTCCTCAAATTCAAGTCGTCGGACTTTACGTTTTCGTCTGTCCTCCTGGTATTTTAGGTCATCAGGTGTCAGAATTCCGTTATATTTAATATTCTTTTTATGTTGTAATAAAATTACCTGTCCCAGATCAACAGCACCAACTGTATCGTCGATGACTTTCATCATATTAGGACATCCGCAGCACTTTACTTTGCTGCTGCTAGTCAGTTCTGTATTGCAAACTTTGCATCGTGCAGATAACATGTTTCAGCATTTAACCCATTCATCTAGTGTCTGTATTTAGGGCAACTGCAGAGTTGAATCATGGATTCCAACAGTGCCAGAAGGAACAATATTGAATGCAAGCGAGTACCTATTCTGAATAGAATTGTTAGTACCAATTCTATGGTAGATATAACTAGGAAATAAAATCAGTAAGTTCTTTGATGGGTAAATTGTGTAGTCCTTTGAATTATATTCGTTAAATTCACTCGGTACTAGTTGAAAAGAATTTGTTGGGAAGTTAAAAGCTGCAAGTTCTAATGGACCAGAGGCATCATCATACTCATCAAAGTATAAGATACCACTCATAAAAGAATTGCCATGGTTATGGAAATTTGAAAATCCACCAGAAGGAGTTTTACTAATCCAAGATGTACTAATTTTAAATTCTGTATTAGTATACTTCAACTTCTGATTATTTACTTCATTGAATGCTTTCAACAAGGCACTCTTTTCATCTTGAAATTGGTCAAGTATTGTTTGACAAGAAGTGCCAGCAGAATGTGCTCGTCCTTCTTGTTTGATAGCGACATATTCCAATTCTTGTTTTTGCTCTGCTAATCTAGAAAAATCATCAGACAAATACGAGCAAAAGATATGACTAGCAAATGCATCTACTGTAGTAATATCCATAATTTAATATCAATAATGGGTGAAGAGGGGATCGAACCCCCGACCGCCTCCGTGTAAAGGAGATGCTCTACCGCTGAGCTATTCACCCGAGTGTCGGCAAGAGGACTTGAACCTCCACGTCGCAAGGACACTGGAACCTAAACCCAGCGCGTCTACCGATTCCGCCATGCCGACAAGGCGACTCGTGTAGGATTTGAACCTACGACCGACTGCTTAGAAGGCAGTTGCTCTATCCAGCTGAGCTAACGAGTCATGAGGATAGTATAGACTATCCGAGGTGTAGTGTCAAGACCACACCAGTTTTTTTACATAATCATAGGCATAGAGTTCTCTATTGCCTTTGATACCCCATCCTAACCAGTAATATGCTGGAACCATATACTGACGGACAGTCTTTCCTCTGCCCTCAAACTCAGGCAGATAGCGTTGGAAGACGCTTTCGTTAATCATATAACGAGTTTGACCTTCCAAGGTACTAGGATCACAACCATAGTTAGTACAGAACTTACCAAGGTTATTGTAGCGTCCTACTGAGGTCCATTGAATAAGACCATAACCCCCGCTATGGCAATCGCTGTAAGAAACTCTAGACCCTCCCTCGCATATGTTGGAATGGAAGTTAGACTCCTGTTTGATATTTCCCATAATCGTAGCAAGAGCATTACGATCTGAGATCTTGGTGTGTTCTTGGAGTTCTGCGAGGACATACTGTTCTTGTGGTGAGCAATCTTCACACTTCCATGTGTATTCGTAAGGGATTACAGTAAGAGGTTGTACCTCAGGTTCAACAGTTTTTTCGGGTCGCGGTGGGTAGGCAAAACCTGCTGCAAGAGCAGCACCAGCAATCAAAAACTTAGCAATCAAAGTAGTCTTTCCTGTAATAGCGTCCGAGGATGTTTGAATTATAGTACGCAGGCGTCCCATTGTCAAGTGCCTCTGTCAAAACGTCGTGAAGAAAAAGCTGTCGGGTCTCTTCGTAATTGACCCTTCCAGGTGTCCTGTGCAAGGACAGGATCTCTCTGGTGAAACACTCCTTCCCAAAGAGTTTGATGTCGTCTTTGAGTTCGGGACATGACCCATAATACCGCTTCCAATCACTTTCGGAAGTGACCCTTCGCTTACCCCCCTTGGGTTTTCTTTTTTGCCAAAAATACTTTCGCCCAATGTACTGTCGTTCGTTGGACTGATTGGTAATTTTATAAACAAAACCCCAGTTGTCCCCAATAAGGCTCCCATCAAACACGGTGCCCATATATCTCCAAGGGTTTGGGTAA